ATAGAACTCAGGAGTGTTAGCAAAGTTGGCACCAGTAGCACTACTGCTCTATCATACGTTACTCCAGAATCTGGAACTAGAGAGTACGGTGGGATTGTAAGTGGTTCTCCTAAAGCTTATTCTAGCTTAGGTAAGTCTATTAAAATTATTCCTACTCCAGATGCTGAATATACAATAGAATTAATATACTACAATAAATTAAATAATCTTTCGGATAGCGTAATAACTAATAATATTTTATCAGAATTTCCATCTTTGTATTTATATGGAGCTTGCCTAGAAGGTGCAATATTCTTAAATGACTCTGGGGAAATTCAAAGATTTGATTCTATATTTAACAGAACATTGGTAGAAATACAAGAATCTGAGGAAAAATCAAGATACGGTGGTAATGTCTTAACAATGACTGTACAAGGCGATCCAGGGTCTTTGGTTCGTAGGGGTGCGTAATGGGTAGCGTAGCTACTAAGTTTGCAGAACCTACAGTAGACGGAGGTACTGGAGATAGGGTTAGTAAAACAGGAGGAACTAACTGGGTTGTTGACGACTTCACCATTATACAAGAAAACGGTGGGAATATAATAACTGAAAACGATAAATATATTGCTTTAGCAGAGTTTAAAGATGTAGTCTGGACAACTAGTGAGACCACAGGCAATGGCTAAACAGATTTTTGACATATCTTCTAAGCAAGGTGGTTTTTCTCTTAATAAAGACTTATCACCCTATGACATGCCTCCATCGTTTTTCAGTGACGTTCAAAATGCTAGATTTGTAGATGGCAAAGCTGGTAAAATCTTAGGACACTCCCAAGTTCTAGGCACACCATTAGCTGCTCCACTGTGGGCTATTGATTTCGTACAAGGCAGTAATAAACTTTGGATATATGGATCAGCAACTGCTCTTAATAAAATTACAGGTACAACACATGCAGCTGTTACTAGAAGTAGTGGTGCGTATACAACTTTGACAGGAACTAAAAACAATTGGTGTGGTGGTATTCTTGGTGGTGTATGTGTCTTAACTAACGGATTAGATGTACCACAAAGTTTAACCCAGGCGGGTAGCGTATTTACAGATTTGCCAGACTGGCCAGGCACACTTAAATGTAAAGCAATTGTACCGTTTAAAAATCACCTAGTAGCTCTTAACCTAACTGACTCTGGTACAGCCAAACCGTTTACAATTAGGTGGAGTGACGCTATTCCAGCTGGTGCAGCTACTAATGGAACAAACACCTGGAACACTGCTAGTACAGCTTCTGCATCTGCAGAGACTTCTATATCCTCAGCTGAGGGACATATTCTAAATGCTATGCAGCTGGGTAACGAGTTGATAATCTACCTAGAGGATAGTATCTACGCTCTTAACTTTGTCGGTGGTGCATTTACCTTCCAACTTAGGCAAAGGTTTAAAGACACAGGTTTGTTCGCCAAAGATGCTGTGGTTGATCTAGGAAATGGTAGTCATGTTCTAATGACAACTGATGATGTTGTCGTACACAACGGTAACTCAATTAATAGCGTTATTGAAGATAGGGCTAAAACTTTCCTGTTTGGTCAGATTGACTCAGGTGCTGCTCACAAGACCTTTATGGTCCACAATAAGATTAAATCAGAAGTGTGGATATGTTATCCCCGTACAAATGCAACTAATGATTTTCCAGATGCGGCATTAATATGGAACTATAGGGATAACACTTGGTCTACCAGAGATTTACCAAATGTTAACTACATTGCCAAAGGCGTTGTAAATCCTGCATTGGCAAACACCTGGACAGCTTCTACCTTAACTTGGGAAAAGTCTATTCTTAACTGGGCGCAAGAGCCTTACAACCCTGTTATTGATTCTTTGTTAATGTGCGGAACTAATGATACTAAGTTTTACCTAGCCGACTCTGCTACCACTTTTGATGGTACAAGTTTTTTAACAAAATTAGAGCGCATAGGTTTACACTCTGGTAGGACAGATGCAGTTAAGTCAGTTACCAGAATATATCCTAGAATTGAGGGTACAGGAACAGTTAATATAAGTGTAGGGTCAGAGCTACAACCGTTCCAAGGTGTATCTTACAGTGACCCTGTAGAGTTTGAGATTGGTACAGACTTTAAGGTAGACTGTAGGGTAAAGGGTAGATACATAGCTATTAAAATTGAAGGCGAAGCAGATACCCAGTTTGATCTATCTGGTATATCTGTAGAGGCAGAAGTAGTGTCTGACAGATGACTGAATTTTTAAGATTTGATCCTTCAACTTGTCCTCAAGATTTACAAGCTATTCCTAGATATATAGATGAGCAGCTTTTACAAATTAAAACTGTATTAGATTTATTAAGAGATGGTCATATAGACGTAGTTTATGAAGAACCTAGCAAACCACAACAAGGCGATATAAGATATGCTGATGGCTCTGTCTGGAACCCAGGATCAGGAGAGGGAATTTATTTTAGAAATTCCGCTGCCGCATGGGTTAAATTATAAATTTGTGAATTATAAACACAATTCTTTAGTTTCTAAGTTGTCAAAGTGTTATGGATATTTCGAGAAGTCAATACACGGTAGTCGTTGTTCTGATATATATAATGCTAATGATCTGGTTAAACGTGTTTCTAAAGGAACAAGCGACTTATGGATTGCCTACGATAAGAACAACGATATCACGGGGTGCTTTGTAATAGGCTTCGCACACTATCCTCAAAGCATAGGTATACTGGCAGAGGCTATCAGCGGAGAGTTTGATTTTGAAAACGCTACCCCTAAGATTGAAGAATACTACAAAGACCTGGGTTACGAGTTTTGGGAAATGACTGGTCGTAGAGGATGGGAAAAGAAAATGGCTCACATGGGATACGAGTTTAAGAATATAACTATACGAAAGAGGTTATGATATGGGTGGTATATTTAGTAGTCCTCCTCCAGCTGTTGTCCAACTACCTCAACAGTCTCAATCAAGTGGTAGTGGCGAGGTAAGACCCTTTGCCCCTGTGGAGCCATTCCTTGAACGGTTGTTGCCAAATGTGGAGCGTACCTTTACCGAAGCTCCAGTATTGTTTGAGCAGTCTTTGGTCCCACAAGACACAGCTGATACCTTGGCAGCTAGGCAGGGTTTTCAACAGGTAGGTCAAACCTCGTCTGGCTTTGCCCCCCAGTTTGGTCAGCTGTTTCAGCAAGACTTTAACCGGACTTTGGCAGACCCTAGGCAAGACCCTTTATTCCTGGCTGAGACTGATGCGCTTGCAAACCAAGCGCGTAGGCTTACAGAGGCCGACAAGCTAAAGGCACAGACACAGGCCATACAAGCAGGTCAGTTTGGTCTTGGGAGTACAGCTTTGGCAGAGTTGGAACAAGGTCAGCAACAACTGAGGGAAGAGACAATCCAGAAACAGTTGGCTGATTCTCTTAACAGGGCAGAAAGTCGAAGGATAGCAGCTGGACAAAGAGCGCCAGAGTTTGCACAGCAACAGCTTCAAGCACAATTGACAGCACCATCTTTACAAGAAGCAATAGGTAAAGACATTGAGTCCAGGGAAGCTGCAAGATTGGCAGATCAAGCCCGATTGACACAGCAAGGGCAAGAGGCCAGGAGAGAACAAACTGTGAACTTGGCCAACCTCTTAGGCGGCTTGGCTGGACTAGGTACTTCAACAACCTTCCAGAACCAAAGCTCTGGCTTTACCTCAACAGCATTTCCTGGTGGTGCAAGTCCATTCCAGCAGGCCGTAGGCGCAGTTGGTGCAGTGGCTCCGTTCTTCTCAGATATTAGACTTAAAACCAACATTAAACAAGTTGGCAAACTTGACAACGGCATTAAGCTATACACTTGGAAGTGGACAGCTGAGGGTAAGAAGATTGTCGGAGATCAAGCAGAATATGGTGTCTTGGCACATGAGGTGCAGGAGGTTATTCCAGAAGCTGTTATCAGGGGCAGTGATGGCTACTTAAGAGTCAACTATGCTGCAGTGGGAGCTTAGACATGGGTAGTATGTCCACAGACACAAGCTTTGACCCATCCACAGCTGATATGGTTCTGAGTGATGACGATTTTACCCTAGGCCTTGACGCAGATCAGGCTGACAGTTTTGCAAATGTGTTAAGCTCAACGGGAGGCAGTAGTGATTTTGGAATGGACCCTATGGACGGGGACATTGGCGGTAAAATGTTTGGCGTGGATGAGTCAGAAATGTCAGACATGAACTATGGTGGGGCTACTCCTTTAGATGAACCAGGACCGGAATTTGGCCTTGATTTTGAAAAAGGTCTGGAGAGTCTTAGAAAGGGTGGTAAAGGTTCTGGACCTGGAGCTTTAGGAGACAGTGGTGGACTTAGAACCGTGGGGGAGAGGAACGCTAGCGCCCGTGGATTTCGTAAACTAATGGATAAAAGTCCTTACCAAGCACCCAGTTATTATTCACCCGAAGGATCAGTAATTTACCAAGGAATGACAAGAGAGCTAATAAAAGGTTTGTTGTCAAACTCAATAAGAAAACCCACTATTCGGTCTTTGGTGTAGGAGATAGACATGGATGATGCAACAAAACGGGCTATTGTAGAAAGAGCTAGGGCGGCGGGAGAAAACCCTATTCTTCCTATTGTGCGTGAATATATTTTGAATAAGTCCAGACAACCTAATGTAGGTACTGGCCCATACCGCAATGCCCCAGAAAACATGCCCACCAGAGAGAGCGTAAATAGGCCCGTTATTCCAATACAAAACCGTGGTAGCACACAATTTCAACCAACGTCAGTTACCTCAGACGATTTTGTAGACCCCCAAGATAGTCAAGCCTTGGAAGCACTGAAAGTACAAAATAGGAATTTACAAAGAGAGGGGCTTATATCCCCTACAGATGCTCTTGGTAGAGAAGTTGCTGTATCAAGCGCACAGGCAGTTACATTAGGTAGAGATCAGGCAGAATACAACAATCAAAAAAGCCTACTGTCGGACGCAGCGGATTCCATATCTGGTCTTTTAGGCGATTTCGATTTTAAAGGATTACTAAGGGTACTTGCAAGGCCAGAGTTTGTCGCCCCTATGGGTCCAGGACAGTCTCCCATTACCAACTTTATAAACGCTGCAGCCGCAGATCGTACAGCCGGGGCAGCACAGAGGAAGGCAGCTGGCGAGTCCACCCTTGAACAGTTTAAAGCTGAGACAGACCGGCTAAAGGCACTAATGCCTGATCCTTCCAAGATGCCTAAGCTTACCTCTGAAGTTAGCAAACTATACGATCAATTGTCATCAGCACAAGGTATGGCAGATATTGGAGACAAGATTAGAGTTTCGCTTGATAAAAGTCCTGCTGTTACTGGTGGTCCTGGG